TGGTCATATTTGGCCTAATAGGAGCTATAACAGGGTTTTATATGTTATATAAACAGATACAATAATGCTATAAAGCCGGTAAATACGTATATTTACCGGCTTTATTTATTTACAAATCGTTTTAAATTTTTTGAAATCAACTCGGTTGCTCAACCGTTGCTCAACTTTTGGCGAAAGTTAAAGATACGTAATCCTCGCCTAAAAGGCTATCCTCATCAGGTAATTTATTTACTGCCGCCACTAACTCAGACACATCCTTGTGGATATATACTTGATTTGTTACGTCCGAATGTCGATGACCTAATATAGTTTTTGTCGTAGCTTCCGATATACCGATATGAATCAATAGGGTGGCGCACGTGTGTCTTCCATCGTGCGGAAGGTGCCCAGGGAAATGTTTGTTTAAGTAGGTGCGAACGGCTACTAATAAATGCTTAGGAGTATCTTTTGGAAGTAAATATTCGTGTCGTTGGAAGCTACTTAACTTATACCATTCTTTAATAAAAGGCAGAATGGTTTCTGCAATTGGTATGATACGATTTTTACCTGCTGCAGTTTTACTGCCGCCAATCATATACCTATCTTTGATATAGACATCTTTCAATTTAATACTTTGTATTTCACCTGGGCGCATTCCCGTATATATGTACACTAATAACACACGGGCGTCACGATCCGTATCTGCTAGTTCCCATAGGCGAGATATCTCAACAGGTGTAAAAGGTTTATGGATTTCAGACTTTACCTTTTGAGGAAGCGTTACAAGCGCAGCATAGTTCTTATCAACGATATCATTTTTTATAGCAGCGTCAAAAGTTGCTTTCATAGCAGTTTTAATTTGTACTAAAGTTGTATGGCTCTTATCTGCATATCTATCAATGACGTCTTGCATATGTGCAAGTCTTATGTCCTTGATAGGTATTTTTAGTAGATGCTCAACCTTCTTTTTATTGTAAAGATAGCCGCCTTTTTCTAAAATAACCCCTTTACGTAGCTTATCTTCAATCATCCATTCCCAACATTGGCCAAAGGTAGTATCCTTGACCTCGTATTGTTGGGTGTTTGCGTCATAAGCTGATAATGCATTATATGCTTCTTTTTGCGTCGCAAAGGTGCCTATGGGTTTTCGTAAGGGTTTACCCTCGGAGTTATATCCAAGGGTCACCACGGCTCGATATGGCTTGCGTAGAGCCTTATGTTTCATCTTATATACGGTGCCAGTACCATTGGCACGTTTCATAGCCATAATTTCATTCCTCCTAAAATACCCCTATCTGAATCATATCGGATAGGGGCTTACGTTTATTAATCATTTGTCTTATAGGCTAATTTATTTTCTTTGTCCATAAGTTCTGCTAATTTATCAGCGTTAATAGGTATTTCAATTTTATCGCCATTTCCATTAATAAATTTGATAGTATATGGTGGGTTCATAATTATTTGTTTAGGTATTGCATAGTAGACAAGGGCATAGCTATGCGGCATCATATCATAGATTTTGGTATCCATTGCTACTGGGATTATATACTGATTGTCTTTTTCTATAAGTAATCGTTGTGATGGTAGTTGAGGCATTACTGTACCGGCTAATGGATTTTTAAGATGGAGTGCATATGTAGCTATGTATACATAGTCATTACTGTTTAGTATGGCTTTTTTAAAAGATTCGTCTGGAAAAATAAGGCGGTCGTCTTTGGAATAGGATATATATTTAGTGATTGTAGCTGGGGTAATTAATACCGCAGCACCACCAGCTCCGCTCCGAAGCTCAACTCCATAATTAATTGGGCTTTCAAGTTTACGATCAGTTTTATAATTTTGCCCGGTGCTCCAAATTTTATCATACGTTTCTGGGGTTACCTCAATAAATTGTGCAAATGAAGAACTAGCAACTGCAGCAAATAATACTGTGATATATAAAATTTTATAGAATTTCATTGTTTATATCCTCTATTAAATAATCTTATAAAGTTACATTATACATTACAACCTTACCTACTAAATATAAATCGTCGGATGCATCATATCCAAATATAATATCTCTAAACGATAGTATGCTACTATCGGGTTTAAATACGAATTCCTGGTGTTCGATATCGTTGTAGAATCTTTTAACTGTATATTCGCCCCCATTTTTAATAACAACAATATCGCCATCATGAATATCACATAATTCTACATCAGTTAGAACTGCGATAACCGCACCATTTGGGATAACCTTATTCATGCTTTCACCGTTAACCGACATAAGTATAATATTCTTATTGCCTGCGTAACGACCCATCATGAAGTCTGGGACTGATACGGTAGGGAGGGTGTTAATACCCTCTATATTAGTTAACGCCCCTGCAGATACTGCGGAGGGTACGTATTTGTAATTGTTGAGGTGAACCATATCTATGAACGCATCAGATTCTGCGTCAAAACGGCTGGCTGATTCGAACTGTTCAAACCTGTCTGAATCGCCGTTAAACACGCTCGGGATATATTCATCATACAGGTCGTTATCCTTATAGAACTGGGACAAACTTTTACCATATACAGCGCATAATTTTTTGAGTAAAAACAAATTAATGGGCTCTATCTCTGCCTCATAATCCTCAAGGTCTTCCTTGGGGATTTTTGTTATTTTTGACAGGTCCTGAAGGGACAAACCTGAGCTAACTCTTTCATTGATTAACGCCCCCGGGATGCGGTCATCGGCTATCAGGTCCGAATCTGTTAGGTAATCAATAGTAACATCATAGCGTTCCGCGATGCGCTTTAGCAAATCCAAAGGAATTTGTCTCTTCTCAGATTCATAATTACTTAATGTATTTTGAGCAACACCTAAGTCTTCGGCGAACTGTAGTTGACTAAGCCCTAACATGTGGCGTAATTGTCTTAATTTCATAAGTATTCCTCCTTAAAAGTCTCCTTGCTTACACAGTATCACATATAGCGATATTTTTCAAATATATTGTTGACGATAATCTCAAATTGAGATATACTAATATCACAAATTGAGATATTTTAGGTGTAAAAGGAGGTGATTGGATGAGACAGTACTTGATTGACGCCAGAAATAAAAAAGGGCTCACCCAGGTTGAGGCGGCAAGTAAGCTTTTTATGTCTCAAAATTATTTATCAAATTTAGAGACTGGCAAAAGACAGAAAAGCCTTAGCGTGGCAACTTTAAAGGCGTTCTCAAAAGTTTATCAGATTCCGTTGGCTGATTTAATCGCATCAGAATCTGCATATGGAAATATCTGATAGGTAACGAAATTAAAAGAAAGGAGAACATTATGAAAATAAATATCGTAACTGTAGGAGTTAATGAAAGCCATGTTAGCGACGTCATTAAACAGGTAAAGGATATTGAGGAAAAGCACAATGTGGATTGTACTATTACCGTCAATATCCCATACCGGAGACCCTACTCTACTGAAATGGTCTTACCGTAACTCTTGTATGCTTTTTTAAATGATTCGACCGCCTCATGGGGTACGCGTCGATGTTCAAGGTACTGAAGGATGTTAAAGAAATCGCCATCTCTCGGGAAATCTGGATCTGATAGGGCATCTCTTACTAAATCTCCAAGTACCGAGTCCTCATCCTTAAATTGGGTGAGCCATTCAAATATACTCACAGCAACCACCTCCCTTCTAAGTTGATTATAACAAATTAAAAAGAAACGAGGACAGCAAATGACAGATATGGAAATTTTGTATAATGCTTACCGTGATAGCGGGTTGCAGACCAATGAGGAAATGGAAAATTTACTCGGATGGCCGAACGGTAAGATTAGAACCATGAAAGCCCGGCTAAAGGCGAGGGGCCTTATCGACTATGAATTCGGCAAGCCGGTTACGATTTTAAAGCCGTATCGAGAAGATGTGGAAAAGCCAGAAAGCTTCAAAGCAGCTATATATCGAGAGATGCTAGAAGTTTATATGGATGATTTCCGTAATCAAGATACTTTTAAAGATCGTTTACAAGTAGGCCAAGAAATCAGAATGATTTTGAAGGCTATATGAAAAGGAGGGGCAGTACACATGATTAGAAAAGTGATTTCAGTCGCCCAAATGTCGGCTGTACTTGGTGTTAGCCTAACGGCTATCCGAGAGGGCATCGCAAGAGACCGATTCCCGTTCGCATACGCCTGGCAGTCGCCCGGTAAGAAATCCCGAAGCTTTGTCATCGATAAAGAGGGATTTAGAACATTTCTTGTCCATTCACTAGGTTGGGATGTGAAAGTAGTTGATGCGGAGTTTAAATCCGCAGGAATTCATTAGGAGGAATTAATCATGACATGGATTGACGCAGGAATGCATTTAAGCTTAGCTACAGCTGCAGTAGCATCTATTTTATCAATGTTGGTGTTATAAAGGAGACCTTAACTATGACTGAAATTCCAGTAAACAAAACAGCAATGGCTGCACATTTAAAAGCAGTCGAATCAGATCGAATTTTAAATAGTATTGATTGCAATATTATGGATGCGGCATATGAGCTGCAAGATTTTATGTGCGATTATGATGAATCAGAAATACGCATTATTGTTACTACAGATGGTATTACGGCCGAAAGAATTGAAGAGGAGGACGAGTATTAATGGGATATATGTTATTTGGTATATTCCTTATTGCTGGGTCAATGGGGGCTCTAGAAGTTGACCATATAGGTTGGAAACAGTTTTTACTACAATCCTTTATAGGCTTCGTTATATCACTTTATGGTTTTTACAAAGATAAGGCTGAAATGGATGCCGAAGACCTCGAGGATGTCGAGGACATCCGGAGAGTAAGAACTCACGGCGATTATTGTAAAAACCCATATTACAACTAAAAGGAGAAAGTAAAATGGCAAAACCGTATATCAGTAAACAAAAGGTAAAGGATTTTATCTACGACATTTATTGCGAAAAAAGAGATGAAATTTATAAGAAGGAAAGCGCAGCAATAAATAAAGCAGTCGATGCTACAGAATCCTTTAGGCGTCTTGAGGACGCATTAAACTCGGCCCGTTCTATCGCTGAAGAAATAGTACAAGAGGGATTTGGCGATGCTTTTTTAAATAAAATTCCAACTCTAAGGAGTTTAGCCAGCGAGACAATTTCTAGAAGCAAGTATATGTATTCTGACCCATTAAAATCGTGGTCAACAATTTGCGAAATTGTTAAACCTTTTGAAGAGCAGCTGTCTGAGCTATCCTATGCTAAATGTGACGCATATAAAATTATCGAGAACTCGCAAAACGGAAGAGCGGCGGCAGATGCGCTGAAAGAACAAGGCCTAGACTTTTACTCCTGGCAAAAGAAAGAAGTGGAGGAAAATCTCGATATAAGCGCTTTGAAAGGTGGTGATTAAATTGCGAGACTGTAACAAATGCCCAAAGAAAGATTATTGCATTCCTGATGAATGCGAGGATTTGGGCATGAAAAATGAGCCTGATGATGCGGCAACATCAACAAGCTCAAATTAGAAAAATAATATTCTATGTTGATTATATCACAGAAAGGACATCTTATGGAATTCTTATTAGTTACTTACGATACAGATGATTTCTACTGGCCAAATAATACGCCAGCTCATGACCATGATGAATACTGGTTTAGGTATTACGAATCCGATACAAATGTTCCAATCGATAACATTGGTGTTGGTGATTGGGTTGTTGTTAAATCAAGAAATGGGCTAGGCATTGCCCGTGTTTTGAAAAAGGCTAAAGACCTCGATACTGTTCGGATGCAAGGTTTTAAAGGAAATATTGTTAAGCAGGTTATCGCTGTTGTTGATACTTCTAAATGCGATAAACGTGAAAGCGATCGAGCTAAGTTGGAGGAAATAGAAAAGAAACTCGAGCAAAAGGCTAAGAACGCTGAGCGCTTGACCATGTATCGGTTGCTTGCAAAAAATGACCCAGAATTCTCAGCGATACTTACTGAGTATGAATCTGTAAAGGCGTCTGTCGATGAATTATAACGCTTTCATCAACTCCAAGTCTAAACTGTCAGAATCTCACGGATTTGATATTGCTACAGGTATGCTAAACAAACACCTATTTGACTTTCAACGAGATATCGTTAAGTGGGCTTTGGCAAAAGGTAAAGCTGCCATATTCGCCGATTGTGGATTAGGTAAAACTTTAATGCAGCTGTCCTGGGCGTATGAGATTTATCTACACACGGGTGGATCCGTACTCATATTAGCACCATTAGCGGTGGCAGCTCAAACGCAGTCTGAGGGTGAGCGTTTCGATATTCCTGTGACTATATGCGAATCTGATGATGATATTGTGCCAGGCGTTAATATTACAAATTATGAGAAATTGGGACGGTTCAACACCGACAATTTGATAGGTGTCGTGCTTGATGAATCGAGTATCCTAAAGTCATTTACTGGTAAAGTACGTACGGATTTAATAAATCGATTCAGTAATACGCCATATCGATTGGCTTGCACGGCAACGCCTGCACCGAATGACTATATGGAGCTTGGCAATCACGCAGAGTTCCTCGGCATCATGAGTCGTAATGAGATGTTATCTATGTATTTCACGCACGATGGTAGCGATACCGCTAAATGGCGATTAAAAGGCCATGCAGAAAATACCTTTTGGGAGTGGATGGCGTCATGGGCAGTAGTGTTAGATAATCCAGCATCCCTGGGTTATGAAGATGATGGCTATGAATTGCCTGAGTTACACGTACATGAAATTGTTGTTGATAAAACAGGTGAGGATGTCCCTACTTTATCCTTACTGGAACGCCGCAGGGCTCGCAAAGCATCTCTTGAATCAAGATGTAGAGCAGCAGCTGATTTAGTCAATGCATCTAATGAGCAATGGCTAGTGTGGTGCGACCTTAACGATGAATCGACCACTCTAAAAGAAATGATTGATCTAGCAGAGGATGTCAAAGGTAGTGATAAGGCAACTCGAAAGCAAGGCATGATGTTAGGTTTTGGCTCTGGATTCCTAAAATGCTTGGTGACAAAACCAAGTATCGCTGGATTCGGAATGAACTGGCAAAACTGCCACAATATGATATTTGTTGGTCTATCTGATAGCTACGAGCAGTATTATCAAGCACTTCGCCGATGCTGGCGATTTGGACAGAAGCATGAAGTGAATGCTTATATCGTAATCTCTGAAAAGGAGGGCGCTGTTAAGGCGAACATCGAACGTAAGGAAGCGGATGCTATGAAAATGAGGGACGCTATGATTGCATTAACCCGTGACGCCGTTCGTACCGAATTATCTAAAACTAGACGAGAATCAACGGAATACAATCCGTGTGTGCCGATGGTATTGCCTAATTGGGCAGAAATGAGGGCTGTTATATGACTAAAATTTATGTAAGCCATCCATTCGGAGGATTGGCTAAAAATAAAAAGAATGCTGACTCTGTATTAAAGTGGCTGCAGGACGATATGGGCGTATTTCCAATAAAGGAACCTTTTGGAAGTGATATTCATAATATATTCCTATCACCTATTCACTTATTGGGGCATCTGTACAATAAGGTTGATTATGATACCGGCATAGACTGGTGCATTGACCTTCTAAGTGGCTGCGATGCAATCATAATGTGCAACGGCTGGGAGAACTCAACCGGGTGCAACTCGGAATTAGCTTATGCTAAGGATCATAACATAAGAGTCATCCACATCAATGAGTTAAAAGCAGCCAAATTAACTAAATTAGCTATTGATGCAGGCATGAATAAAGGTATAGCCGCCCTTGCTGGAGTCGCAACGCTGCAAGCGCTAAATAAGAAAGCAAAGGAGGACTTACAACGTGAACGTGCTAAATCAGTTAATTGAGTCCCGATTTGCAATTTATAACGGCGACTCAGTAGAAGTGCTAAAAGGGCTACCTGATGATAGCGTTCATTACTCTATATTTAGCCCTCCATTTAGTAGCTTGTATGTTTACTCTAATTCTGATAGGGATATGGGCAACTCATCTACTGATAGCGAGTTTTGGCAGCACTTCAAGTATTTAATTACTGAATTACATCGTGTAATAATGCCTGGGCGATTAGTATCGGTCCATTGTATGGATTTACCTCTCACGAAATCCAGGGACGGTGTTATCGGAATGAAAGACTTTCCTGGTGACATTATTCGAGCCTTTCAGGATGCTGGATTCGTGATGCATTCCCGGGTCACGATTTGGAAAGACCCTCTCGTTGAGGCTACTCGGACAAAGGCTCTAGGGCTTTTACATAAGCAAATTGTAAAAGATTCTGCCATGTGCCGTATGGGGGCGCCTGATTACATCGTTACATTGCGTAAACCTGGTGACAATCCGGAGCCCATCGCGCATCCAGAAGGGTTTACCCAGTTTTTCGGTCAAGAGGAACCTGAGGGAATCAAAGGAATTGAAAGACCTGCGCCCAATCCAGATTTGTTTGATAAAAAGCAAAAATACAATACGGAGCCTATGTATAGCCATCAAGTATGGCGCCGATATGCTAATCCCGTATGGGCCGACATCCGACAAACGCATACGCTGAATTATAAAGCAGCTCGTGACAATAAGGACGAACGTCATATTTGCCCGCTGCAGCTAGATACTGTGGCTCGATGCATAGAATTGTGGAGTAATCCAAATGATATCGTACTTGATCCATTTGCTGGTATTGGTACGGTCCCAGTTATGGCACTTCGTATGGGCCGTAGGGCTTTAGGTTTTGAGTTAAAAGAATCGTATTACAACCAATCAATTATTAATATTCAGGAGGAGTTAAAGAATGATTAAAGTTGAAGTTCAAGGAGTTAATGTACTAGATGTATATAATCAGCTAAAAGCTGTGTTAAATCAATTTAAAAGTTTTGTAGATAGCGATAGAGCAATGGATGATAAAGCCCCTGGCATAGTAGATACAGTGGTATCTACAGTAGCAGCACCGTCCGTGTGCGTATCTAATTTAGCTCCGCAAGATACAAATCAAGGTGTACCTACTACAACAGTAGCTGTGCAACCAAACTCCATATCCATGACGGCACCTAATGCAGCTGTACAAGTTACTCCTACTCAAGTAGCTGTTACGGCACCAACTGTCAACGTGGCAACTGATACCCCGGTACAAACTGCTGCCGCACCTGTGCAATCACCTGTTACTGCTCCAGTATCTCAGGAAGTTAAGAAATATACATTGCCTGAAATTCAAGCGGCACTTGCACCATTACTTGACGCAGGGAAAGCTGTAGAATTGCAACAATTAATGGCACAATTCGGTGTTCAATACTTGGGTGAAGTACCTGAGGACAGATACCCCGAATTAGTAAATGCGATTAGAGGATTGGGGGCAAGAATCTAATGGCACCTCGATCACATGCATTATTAAACGCATCGGGGTCACACCGGTGGCTGCATTGTACAGCCGCCCCTCTCCTAGAGGAGAACTTTCCCGATAGTACATCTGTGTATGCAAAGGAAGGAACCCTGGCACACGAACTGTGTGAGTTAAAACTACAGAAGTATACCACGGCCATGGCTAAATCCACATACACTCGCAAGTTCAACAAAATAAAAAAGGATGAATTGTGGCAATCAGAAATGGACGATACCTCGGAAACATACCTTGAATATGTCAAAGGTGTTATGTTAGGTTGCACGGCAACTCCAGTAGTGGCTATTGAAAAACGCGTTGATTTTAGTCGCTATGTGCCCGATGGATTCGGCACGGCTGACTGTATTATTCTATCCGGCGACACCTTGCACATCGTTGATTATAAGCACGGAAAAGGGGTAGTCGTTGATGCGGAACATAATCCGCAAATGATGTTATACGCTCTTGGTGCGATTGATGCATATAGATTACTCTATATGTTCAATACGGTCAAAATGACTATCGTACAGCCCCGTGTTAATAATATCAGCGAATGGGAAATCCCTACGGCAGAACTACTGGAGTGGGGTAATTCATTTGTCAAACCTCGTGCAGATGAGGCTATGTCTGGCAATGGTAAATTTGAACCCGGCGACTGGTGCAGATTCTGCAGGGCGAAACAACAGTGCAAAGCCCGATATGAGGCAAATGACTCATTGCACAGTGCGCTAGTCGCTAATCATGATCCTCGACTTATCTCGATGACAGAACTCGGCGAATATCTTCGTCGAGGAAAAGACGTCGCTGCTTGGCTCGAAGATATGAAAGACTACGCACTCACTGAATCTCTTAATGGGGTGACAGTCCCTGGCTGGAAAGCTGTAGAGGGTCGTGGTAGTCGGGCATTTCAAGACACCGATGCTGCTATTGATACTTTAATTAAAGCTGGCATCGATGAAAGCATTCTATACGAACGCAAGACATTAACATTGGCACAGATGGAGAAAACCATCGGCAAAACCCAATTTAATGATATGGTAGGCGATATGATTGTTAAAAAAGCAGGTAAGCCTACCCTAGTTGAGGAATCCGATAAGCGCCCTCGGATTACCAATCAACCTACTGCGGCGCAAATATTTAATGTATCTAATGATAATAATGGAGGTAATTAATTATGTCATTCGTTCCACAACCAACTGAAGTATTATTACAAAATGTTCGTGTATCCTATTGTCACCTATTAGAACCTTGGGCTAATTCCACACAGCCTGGTGCTAAACCTAGATATTCAGCTACTATTCTTTTACCTAAAACTGATGTAGCTCAGCATCAAGCACTTATGAATGCTATCGAAGCTGCTATCCAATCAGCTCGTACTAAATTCGGCGCACGTGTTCCAGCACAGCCAAAAGTGCCAATTCATGATGGTGATGGTTACACACAATCTGGTAAGGAGTTTGGTCCTGAATGTAAAGGCCATTGGGTATTTACAGCAGCACAAGATGCTAGCTATAAAGTTGAAGTAGTAGATCTTCAAGGTAACCCTCTTACAAATCCTACGCAAGTATATTCCGGCATGTATGTCAATGTACTCGTTCGATTCTTCTTCTATTCTAATCAATCCACTGGTATCGGATGTGGTTTAGGTCCTGTTCAAAAGGTACGCGATGGTGAAGCGTTGGGCAGCATGCCTGTTGCAGCATCCTCTGTATTTGGTGCACCTCAAGGTAGCGCAGCTAATGTGTATACCGGTGCTCCAGTAGCAGCAGGTCAACCTGTGCAACAACAAACAGCTCAACAGGGTTATGTACAACCGGCATATGCTACGACACCTCAGCAATCTGTACAACAGGCTCCTGTAGGGATTAACCCTGTAACTGGTCAACCTTACTAATAGGTGCCTGATATGAGGCATCTAAGTATTGATATAGAAACATATTCATCAACTGATATCTCATTCGGAGTGTACAAATATACTGAATCGCCTGATTTCGCCATATTACTATTTGCGTATTCCTACGACTTTGGTCCTGTTGAAGTCGTAGATTTAGCGCAGGGAGGGGTAATTCCTTACTATGTAATTCGTGATTTATTAAACCCAGATGTAATCAAGCACGCTTACAATGCACAATTTGAAATTACGTGTCTAAATCGTGCAGGGTTACTCACATCTGTTGATCAGTGGCAGTGCACGATGATTCACGGTGCCTACCTAGGATATCCTATGGGCCTAGCCTTACTCGGCAAGGCCCTGGGGTTACCTCAGGATAAGAAAAAGGACACATCGGGGAAAGCACTTATCAAGTACTTTTGTACACCATGTAAGCCTACCAAACGTAATGGGGGCCGTACCCGTAATCTACCTAGACATGATATGGATAAGTGGAATGCATTCATTGAGTACAACCGCCAGGACGTTATCACTGAGATGGAATGTTATCACAAATTAGCCTCATTCCCCGTACCTGATGATACGTGGAAAGATTGGTATCTTGATATCCAAATCAATAGTAGAGGTGTACGCATTGACCGTGAATTGGTTGAGGGTGCCTTATACATTGATGAGGAAAATCGAGAAATGTTGATGAATGAGGCTTACCAAATCACAGGACTTAGCAACCCTAACAGCCGGAATCAATTGCTTGACTGGCTAAACAATAATACTAATGTCAGTCTTGAGAAGTTAACTAAGGACACTGTGGCTGATGCTCTGATGGATGCCGATGACGTTGCCGCAAAAGTACTCATGATTCGTAAAAAGCTAGCTAAGTCATCGGTATCTAAATACACCATGATGGATGGTGCTATAGGCGCTGATCTTCGTCTCAGAGGAACATTACAGTTCTACGGCGCCAACCGTACCGGACGCTGGGCGGGTCGTCTTATTCAGGTGCAGAACCTACCGAGAAATTACATCGAGAACCTTGACACGGCTCGGCATCTTGTTAAAACCAAAAACCGTCAAGGGCTAGAACTTCTATATGGTGACGTATCGGATACGCTATCTCAATTAATTCGTACCTCGATTATTGCTGAAGAAGGAAATACGTTATGTGTGGCCGACTTCTCGGCCATTGAGGCTCGTGTTATTGCATGGTTATCGGGAGAACATTGGCGGCAGCGTGTATTCGCTGAGGGTGGAGACATATACTGTGCATCCGCATCATCTATGTTTGGTGTTCCCGTTGTTAAACATGGCGAAAATGGACACCTTAGACAAAAAGGCAAAGTCGCTGAATTGGCACTTGGCTATCAAGGCGGAGTGAATGCGTTAAAAGCCATGGGGGCTCTTGATATGGGACTCCATGAGGAGGAATTACCTGAAATCGTAAATTTGTGGCGCAACGCATCGCCTAGAATAAGAGATTTATGGTATGCCGTTGAGAATGCGGCCGTGTACACCGTTACTACCGGGAATCCTATAGGCCTTGACCACGGCATTATGTTCCGTTTGGAAATTGATCCAATATACGGTTACCGTTATATGACGATTGAGTTACCGAGTGGGCGTAAACTATTTTATCCAAGCCCAAGCATTAAGCAGAATGCATTCGGTAAGGATGCTGTACATTTTAAGACTAAGGTAAATGCTGCATGGGTTACTGAAAGTACCTATGGAGGCAAATTAGTCGAAAACATCACACAAGCAGTCGCTCGTGATTGCTTAGCATTGACACTGCGCCGATTGGAGGATGTAGGATATCAAATTATTATGCACATTCACGATGAAGCTGTACTTGAAGTCAACAAGGAGAATGCAGAATCTACATTAGATGATGTTAATGCTATATTCTCAATCGATATACCTTGGGCAGATGGACTGCTACTATCATCAGCAGGATTTACTAACGACTATTATATGAAAGATTAGGAGGGGATACACTTGCAAAACGATAAACTGATTACCATCAGTATCGGTGCGAGTCGCACATCAAAGCAATGGACCCGTACGGAGATGTTGTGGTCCGAGTTTTGTGAACGCCTCAAAATCCCCGTTCGTACAACAGAAACTGTGGACGAATACCACAGATTACCAAAATCTGAGAAAAGCAAGCTAAAGGACATAGGCGGCTTTGTTGGTGGTACTCTAAATGGTCTGCAACGTAAAGCTATTAACGTGTCTGGGCGTGATCTGATTACTCTTGATATGGATGCCATATCGCCTGGGGAAACCGAGAACGTCGCTCGCACGATTGACAGCCTAGGCATGGCTTATGTCATCTACTCAACCCGTTCTCATACGGTACATCGTCCGCGGTTACGTGTTATCGTCCCTACTGATAGAACGATGACACCTGATGAGTATGAGCCTATCGCTCGTAAGCTGGCAGAGCTCATCGGCATTGGTATGATGGACGGAACTACGTTCGAGGCCTCTCGGCTTATGTATTGGCCATCATGCCCGAATGATGCGCAATATGTATATTATGTAGGCGATAAGGCATTCTTATCTGCTGACGGTATGCTCGGCCAATACACTGATTGGCGAGATGTGCGTTCTTGGCCACAAGTACCAGGTAAGGAAGCATCGCAACATGAAAAGCAGCTACTTGCAAAGCAAGCTGATCCGAGAGAAAAACCAGGTATCGTAGGTGCCTTTTGTCGAATATATGGTATCCGTGAGGCGATTGATAAATTCATACCTCATGCATACGTCGATGTTGACGGCAGCGAGGACCGCCTAACGTTCGTTACTGGCTCAACGGTAGCCGGGGCGGTTATCTATGATGACGATACATTCCTGTTCAGTCACCATAATACTGACCCGTGTAGTGGTCAATTGGTTAATGCCTTTGACCTTATCCGGTTGCATAAGTTCCACAGCTTAGACGAGACCGCTAAGGATGGGACACCTGGGCACAAACTTCCATCATACATGGCTATGTCTAAACTAGCTATGCAAGATACGGTAGTCGTTAACGAACTCAACATGGCCCGTGCCCGAGAGTCAGCATCAAATGTATTCGCCGATATTATCACGGATGTATCGGCCCATGCTGAGACATCCGACCTTGACCCTAATGCGTTGACAAACGTCGACTGGATGAAAAGTTCGACATTGAAGTACGACGAAAACGGTCGTCCTAAGAATACGCTAGATAACATGCTTAAAATCATGCATCATGATCCAGCTCTTGTCGGTAGACTTGCCTATGATAGATTTGGTTCGAGATACGTGGCAAAAGGGGCCCTACCATGGAACCCAACACCAGGACTTCGCATATGGACAGACGCAGATGATGCGGGCTTACGGTGGTACCTAGAAAATAAATATGATATCACCGGTAAAGATAAAATCATGGATGCCCTCATTATGTGCGCTGAGCAAAATGGATTTAATGAAGTACTAGATTACCTTAACGGGTTATCCTGGGATGGCATTGCCCGATTAGATACCATATTCATCGACTACTTAGGGGCTGAGGATAATGTGTATACCCGTGCAGCCGCTAGAAAGTCATTTACGGCGGCAGTAGCGCGAGCGTTTGAGCCTGGATGTAAGTATGATACGATGCCAATTCTTATCGGCGGTCAAGGTATCGGTAAAAGTACTCTTATCCGCACGATGGGTAAGAAGTGGTACGCTGATGGCTTAAATACCTTTGAGGGTAAAGAAGCTGCAGAAGGTATTCAAGGTAAATGGATCATAGAAGCCGGTGAAATGGCAGGGTATTCAAGGGCTGAAGAAAATGCGTCCAAGCAATTTCTAAGTCGTCAAGTAGATGTATTTCGTCAAGCCTATGGCCGACGTACGCAAGAATATCCACGGCAGTGTGTGTTCTTTGGTAGCACGAATCAATATGAATTCCTAAAAGATATTACAGGCAATCGCCGATTTTGGCCTATTGATCTTGAAATGACGACTCCACGAAAGAATATATTCGTTAATCTTCCAGGGGAAGTAGACCAGTTATGGGCGGAGGCTTTGTATCGGTATAAAAGCGGGGAAAGCCTCATTATCGAGGATGACCCGAACGTACTAAAATTGGCTGATGCGGCTAGAGAAGCGCATATGGAATCAAATACCAAAGCAGGACTGATTAATGAGTTTTTATTAATCAAAGTACCGTTAAATTGGAATGTGATGAGTCGGAGCGCCAGGAGGACGTATCTTAGCATGAATGCTAAACCTGCCGAGGGTCAAGAGTTAGTATATCGTGACCGTATTTGTGCGGCAGAGGTATGGTGGGAATGTTTCGGTAACGACCCAAGTCGCATGAAGAAGAGCGAGACCAGGGAAATTAATCAAATACTGGCGGACTCCCCGTACACAATGGGGGGAAGTCAGATAATGAGATTTGGTGAATATGGACATCAAAGAGGGTTCAGAATCAACGAGTCAAAACTGAAATTTTAGTGTTAACATACCCAATTAAGCGTTAACATTCTCAGTATTTTCGTTAACATTAGAATGTTAACGAATTCGGAGAATGTTAACGTACCATGTTAACGCATAAAGTCAGTATTTATCTATATTCATATATGTTGGTTAACATTGTTAACATTATATACTGGTAAATATCAAAACAAAGAGTTTTAAGAAAAAATATGCCCTTTACAGCCTTAATTTGAACCCTCATATACGCGTATGTAGACATGTTAACGTTTAAGAATTTCAGAGGTGAGAAATGCTAGAAAAAGATATCGAGAGAAAATTAATCGCAGGTGTCAAACACGCGGGAGGCAAAGCGTATAAATTCGTATCCCCTGGCAATGTCGGTGTGCCTGATCGAATCGTCATATGGCCAAATGGTGTTATCCATTTCGTAGAATTGAAGACATCCAAAGGCGTACTTTCGCGATTGCAGGGTGTCCAAGCCCGTGAACTACAAAAGTTAAATCAAAAAGTATTTGTGTTAAAAGGTGCAGATGCAGTGGCTGGTTATCTGGACCAATTCATAGAAGAATTTGGGGTGAAAGCGTAATGCAGTTTATTCCGCATGCGTATCAGCGATATTGTATCGACAAGACCGTTAATCAAAATAAGATAGGGTTATTCCTGGATATGGGTTTAGGGAAAACGATTATCACGTTATCTGCCATATACGAATTGAAGTACTCCAGATTTGCCATCCGTAAAGTGCTAATCATAGCGCCTAAGAAAGTAGCGGAGGCTACATGGCAACGAGAAGCACGAAAATGGGACGGTGTAGGTATATTAAGGATATCTACTGTATTAGGCAGCCTGAAAAAGCGTATTAAGGCTTTAAACACACCTGCCGACATCTACATCATTAATCGCGAGAATGTAACGTGGTTAGTTGATTACTACAAGAATGCATGGCCGTTTGACATGGTAGTTGTGGATGAATCTAGTTCTTTTAAGAATCACACAGCTAAGCGCTTTAAATCATTAGCCTATATGCATAACCACATCAAGCGCATGGTGTTGTTAACGGGTACGCCAGCCCCTAACGGGTTAATCGACTTATGGGCACAAGTGTATTTATTAGACCGCGGCGAGTCGTTAGGTAAAACGTACACAGGATTTAGGGATTACTATTTCGAGCCCGATCAGAGGTCACGCGAAATGGTGTACTCATATAAACCTAAATCCGATTCAAATGACAGTATCATGGCGGCAATATCTGGGTTATGCATATCCATGAAAGCTGATGACTATTTGGAATTACCTCCAGTAATCAACGATATTAAATATGTGCAGTTAGATGCGAAAGCCAAAAAAGCCTACAAAGATATGGAACGCACATCTGTATTAGAGTTGATTGAAGCTGGCGAAGATATCACAGCTTTGAGTGCAGCAGCATTATCTACAAAGCTACAACAGTTAGCGAATGGCGCCGTATATGATGGCGATAGGAACGTTCACGAGATACATGGCTGTAAGATTGAGGCTTTTATGGAACTTGTAGAACAGTTAAACGGAAAGCCTGCATTAGTGTTTTATAACTTCAAGCATGACTGTGAACGGTTAAAAGCAGCATTAGCTAAGACTAAATTAAGAGTCTGTGAACTAAAAGGTGCCGATGATGAGATAGCGTGGAATGCTGGAGAGATTGATATTCTATTAGCACATCCGGCTAGTACGGCATACGGGCTTAACTTACAGGACGGCGGTAACCATGTAATATGGTTCGGGTTAAACTGGAGTCTTGAGTTATATCAACAAGCTAATAAGCGGTTACATCGCCAAGGTCAAATGGAGAAGGTAATTATCCATCATCTAATATGTGAGGGAACTCGCGATGAGGATATGATGGATGCGCTAGCCCAAAAAGACCGAGCGCAGGAATATGTGCTGCAAAGCCTAAAAGCAAGAATCGATAAATACAGAAAGGATGATTAATATGGATCAATTTATAATGGCAGGATTAATCGGGGCCATCGTGGTAATAGTGAGTTACACGACTATTCAAGTTATAGATATCACTGATAAATATCTTGATAATCGAAAATACATGGCTGCATTGAGGCTGACCCCAGGTAGATTGTATGAGAGACCCAATAATCCCCCTCCGCCACCTATTAAGTTATCAGCTAATGAAACTTTAAAACGTTTGGCAACTAACGAAAATCTAAAACGTTTACAGAAGGTATCGAATCAATCAGGATTAACAATAGCGAAAGTTATAGCAGATAAATCTCCTAATCGCATAGTTAATCAATGCGATGATATAAACCACCCAAGCCATTATACACAAGGAGATATCGAGGTTATCGATTACATTGAAGACAAGAAACTAGGGTATCGATTGGGTAATGTAGTGAAGTATGTATCCCGAGCTGGTCATAAGGACGATGCCATTAAGGATTTGAAAAAAGCCCGTTGGTATCTAAATCGGGAAATTGCAAAGAGGGAAGATCATGACAAAAGTAGAGCGACTATTAATTAACAAAGGGCACTATCTAGATGACACATATCATCTTGTCATGGATATAGTTAAGGTTGTAGATAATCTCAAGGATAATGTTGCCGAGAGATTAGATGATGATTTGAGTGATGATGCGTACGCCATGTGTGAGGAGATGTTTACCGCTGTTGAGCAATGCAAAGCAGATATGGTAGAAGCCATCGAGGATATTGTCGAACGTATGGAGGTAAAGGATGCAAAAGCGTAGAAGCAGGTCAGATGTGATTGTAGGTGCCATACAGTCAGATTTAAGTCTTGCCATCATACGAGCCCGTAATAGACAACTGAGATCACCTATGCTAGATGATAGAATTCGTGAAAGCGGATACATTGACGGATTACTTCGAGCACAGATGATTATCAGTAAATATGGAGATTATCGCGTATGATGGCTAATGAAGAACTACAAGCTGTCCGCCATACTGAGCAGCGAATGCGTGCGTTAGAGATTCAGCTAAGTGCGATTAACCGAGATCTACATTCAGAAGCTATACAGATATGTGAATCGGGAGATGCTATGCCACGAATCAGTAAGCACTTACAAGAATGTAGGGAGGAGCTAAACAGAGAATGGGATGAATTGATTGATTCTCGAAACAAGGTCAAGCAAGTCATCAACCAAATAACTGACGGACAATACAGGGATGTACTGAATCTCAGATACATTAATGCGTTGCCATGGGAGCAGATAGCTGTCGAACTAGGGTATTCGTGGCGACAAGTTCACAGACTTCACAAGAAAGCAATAGCTGAATTTGAAAAGATGGCATAGAATGGCACACTCTTAATTTAATATAATGTAAATGTAGTAGATAGCAGGCAGTGTCTGGCCCGCACAATATGTCTGCCTGCTGCACTGCCCCGGGGTAGACCTTACTTAGTTGAGGTCTACCCTTTTTCTTATTGAGTATCAATAATAATTCCTAATTGAGAAAATAAAAATTTGGAAAAGGTACTCCGCGGGCGAAAAATGGCCGCTGGTCGCCCCCGCGCGATGGTCCTCTCTCTGTGAGAAAAATTTTCCTGTTGAATGTAGAAAGACGATTTAAGAAAGGAGTACACCTATGGCGGACGCAAAACTCAGAGTGAAATTTGATGCTGCAGGCAATCTGCTCGTATCCAGTACTCAACTATGTGACCTCTTGCGGGTCACTCCGGAAATTATTTCTCGACATCATAAAGCAGGGATGCCTAAAGCCTCTGTCGGTTGGTGGAATCTCCGAGAAGTCCTCGTGTATTTGGGGCAGGCAAAAGGTGATAACGCTAAAAGCAAATCCGCATCAACTCGTAAGCTAGAAGCCGAAGCTGATTATAAGGAAGCAAAGGCTGCAAGAGAAAAGAAAATGTTGGATGTGCTGAATGGCGAATATGTTCCTCGTGCCGATGTGGCACAGGCATGGGCTAATCGAGTATTGGAATTAAAGACATCGTTTACTAAATTAGGTAAGCGTATTGGAAGTGAGTTCACGGATCCTGAGGAACGTACTCGTGTAGAAAAGGTGGTGAATGGCCTTGTCGAAGAATACCTCGAAAGCTACGCGCGCGAAGGCGAGTACACGCCGAAAGTCAAAGCTGCGGGAAAAGGTAAGGCTAAAGGTTGACTGGTTCCCTGAGGAATTAGAAGCATTCAAGCCACCTGAACGATACACTGTTTCAGAATGGGCAGATAAATATAGGGTGCTGACTAATATATCTGCCGAACCTGGGCGCTGGCGTACCGCACGGACACCTTATCTCAAGGAGCCTATGGACAAATTCACAGACCCTCTCATTGAAAGCATCTCGTTATGTTTCGGAGCGCAGATTGGTAAGACGGAAGCTGAGCTTAATATGATTGGATATGCGTTACACCAAACTGCATCACCAGTTATGATGGTTTACCCTACAGATACAATCGCGAAATTCGCTAGCGATAAACGTGTGCAGCCAATGATTAGGAGTGTAGAGCCGCTTGCGGATATGTATGACGAAAGCAGTAAACTGCTGGAGTTAGATTTCGTTAACGGGAACTATATGGTGCTCGTAGGGGCGAATTCACCAAGCAGCTTATCGAGTCGGTCAATTAAGTACTTATTTTTCGATGAAATTGATAAGTATCCAGCTTTCTCCGGTAAGGAAGCGAATCCGATTAAGTTGGCTGAGGAACGTACTAAGACATTCGTTGATAAGAAAATTGTAAGAGTGTCAACTCCTACGATTGAGAGTGGCAATATTTGGCAGTCATATATGGACGCAAATGAACGTAAGCAGTATTACGTGCCATGTCCGCATTGCGGGGTGTCGCAGACCCTCAAATTCAAACAGATAAAATGGCCGGAGGAACACCATGGCAATGCGGATATGATACGTGATACCGCATATTATGAGTGCGAACATTGTAAGCAACGTATTGATGATAAGCACAAGATGGATATGCTCCGGCAAGGTGAATGGCGTGCGGTGAATGAATCACAAGTCCGAGTTGTCCGGTCGGTTGCATATCACATGTCATCCCTTTACTCTCCATGGGTTACCTTTGGCGATGTGGCATATGAGTTTGTTAAATCAAAGGATAAGCCAAGTGAGTTGATGAATTTTATCAACTCTGGATTAGCGGAGCCGTGGAAATCTGCGAAAACTAAAAGCACGCAGAACCTCGTGTTTACGCAATCGGAAGTTCCTCGAGGTATTGTGCCTCAGCACGCACCATTACTCATTGCATCTGTCGATGTGCAGCAAGATCATTTCTGGTGGGAGGTTAGAGCCTACGCTCATGGTGTATCAAGTTACTTAGTCGATTATGGTCAAGCAAGTAGTTGGGCAGATTTAACCGAGATACTCATTGATAGAGAATATCCATCAGAGTATGGTGAGGCCCGTAAGATTGTGAGGGCCGGTATCGATAGTGGCTACCGAACAGATGAAGTTTATCAGTACTGTGCGCAGTACCCAGAAGTATGCGTGCCAGTTAAAGGCGATTCATCACACAGTCCTCTAGCTCCGCCATATAAGATGAGCAGCATCGAGAAGGGCGTCATAGGTGGTATGAAGCTGTACGTAGTAAATACAGATTACTGGAAAGATTTTATATTTGCGCGCATGATACGGCCGGCCAATGAGCTTGGCACAATCCATTTATTTAAGGATTGCCCAGAGGAATATTCGGAGCACCTCCGGTCGGAGGAAAAGCAAGAAATCCGAAATGTAAAGACCGGAGCAGTTACAGTGCAATGGAAACCATTAACCAGTCATCCAACAAATCACTTGTTGGATACGTGTGTATACAACGCCATGGTGGCGGACTCGGTAGGTGTTAAATACTTACCCGAATATAATCTGGATACCGATGAGGAGGACGAAGATATGGATGATGAAGACTTTAATGCAGATAGCCGAGGTTGGTTTAGTTAAGAAGGAGGTGAGACCATGAGCGCAAGAGAAGACTTGGAGCGTATTCGAACGATAATCGAGGAAATCGAGACGAATGGATACGCCGAGATGTCTGTAGGTGGTAAGCGATTTAAGACACATGACCTGCCGACATTATACGCCCGTGAGCGTGAGTTAATGGCTCGCGTTGATGATGAGGAAGGTAATAGCACGACATCCTACGTGTCATGGGAGCGACGATGAACATACTCGATAAGGTAATAGCATATTTCAATCCAGAACGAGCTGCCCGTAGAGCGTATTTTCGTAGTTCACTTGAACGCGGATATGATGCGGCAGCAACAGACCGATTGAGCGGCGACTGGATGCCTGTATTTGGTACAGCTGAACAGGTGGCATCAGGTCAACGAGATTTGATTAGAGGGCGTGCACGTGCAGCAGAACTTAATAGTGATCTTGCTGAGAGTGTCGTTTTGGCATTACTACGGAATGTAGTGGGTACGGGTATAAAGCCACAGTGCAAAATCAAGACCAAAGCAGGAAAGCTGAATGAAAGACTCAATAAGAAGATTGAGGAGGCTTGGTCAGATTGGGTGGATAAGGAGAATGCGGATATCCGAGGGATATCTACGTTTTATGAGTTGCAAGAAATGGCTCTGCGCCGAATGGTCTATGACGGGGAAATCCTAGTTAATATGACCTCCGAAGGCGCAGATATACCACTATCATTACAGCTTATCGAGGGTGAGAATATCGGAGCCGTATCGGTAAGCGAGAATGGCAACAGTATTGTTAATGGCGTGGAAGTTAATAAATACGGAAGACCAATAGCATATCACGTATTCCAAACAGACCCATTAGGAATACGGTCGTTTAACGAGGCAAGGCTGCCAAGTAATAGGGCTTTTCTATTACATAAGCCTCGCAGACCTAGTGAACTGCGCGGGGTTAGTATGTTAGCACTCGTATTAAAGCGCATTCACGACGTAGATGAATATATGGACGCTGACCTTATAGCGGCTCGAGTGGCCGCATGTTTTGGTGCGTTTGTAACAAGTAATACCGGGAATACCCCTATGATTGCCAATAAAACAGATGGCAAAGGTAAGAAAGTTCGTTCAATGGCGCCAGGGATTATCCAACATCTACGTGCAGGTGAATCAATTTCATTTGCGGAACCTAAGCGAAATGCAGGAACCGCATCAGAATACTCAGCGACACAAACAAGACGCATAGCGTCAGGTATGGGTCTAAGCGCGGACATAGTGACGCGCAATATTAGTGGTAACTTCTCCGCAGCTCGGCAGAATATGCTGGAGGACCAGCAATCATTCAAGCAGATGCAGCGTTTTATAATTGAGCATTTTTGTATGCCGGTATGGCGGGCTTTCATTGAAGCGTGCTACCTGAAGGGAATTATCCCGGCCAATGACTATGCAGCGAACCCAAAACTTTATAAGAAAGTAGCGTGGTTAGCTCCAGGCTGGTCTTGGATTGACCCTGTTAAGGAAGTTAATGCTAACAAGGAAGCCATTAAGGCAGGACTCACAACGCTCGAGGACGTATGTAGTGCATCTGGTAAAGACTGGGAAGAAGTGCTTGAACAGCGGAAGCTGGAACAGGACCGCATTAAGGAATTGGGTGTTGCCCTTGATATGAATGGGGACATAACGAATCTAGCGGATGATAACACCACTGATATGAAAGGAGATGATAGCTAGTGGGGAAATTTGCAAAGCAGCTCTTAGGTAAGTATGCCCGAGAGGCGCAAATCACAAATATCGAAGCGAACGATAATCGTACCGTCGAATTGTCCTTTTCCTCTGAAGAGCCATATGAAAGATGGTTCGGAACAGAGATATTGTGTCATGACGACGGATGCATTAACCTAGACCGCTTTAATAATGGTTTGGGTGTAGCACTATTCAATCACGACCGTAGTGCCGTTATTGGCCATATTGATAAAGCGTGGATTGAAGGTAATCGAGGTAAAGCGATTGTCCGATTCGATGAAGATGATGAATCTGAAAAAATTTATCAAAAAGTGTTAAAAGGCACGCTACAAGGCGTGAGTGTCGGGTATTCCATAAGCCGATACGAGGAATTAATTGATTCCGATTCTAAAAGCTCCAACGGTCGATTTACTGGTCCGGGTTATGTAATCACAGACTGGGAACCGTTGGAAATTAGTATTGTGTCCGTCCCTGCGGATCCAAGTGTAGGGGTAGGCAGAAGTTTAGATGATAATGAGGAGGAACCTATGAAAGGTGATGCAAAAGCAAAAGGCACTGAGCAAAACGTGCCACAAGTAGTACCGGAAGTACCAGAGTCCGGAGTTAAAGGTTTTAATGCGGATGACGCTAAAAGATTGATTGCGGCAGAACGTGAACGTGTATCCACAATCACAAGTCTATGCCGTGATTTCGAAGTTGATGGTGTAGATGATTTCATCAAATCTGGCAAATCTGTTGCCGAAGTTCGTGAGGCAGTAATGGACGTATTGCGTGAACGCAATAAACCAGTATCTGTTAAAGTCGGCGAAGCAGATTCTGATAAGTTCCGCATGGCTATGCAGGACGCTTTGATGATGTCTATTGGTATCCCAGTCGCGAATCCTGCACCAGGTGCAGATGAACTCCGTTCTATGTCCTTGATGGAATTAGCACGTGAGTCTATAGTTCGTGAAGGTCTCACTGTTAATTACTCCGATCGATTGGAATTAGCCCGTGAAGCTATCAACTCCACATCCTCTTTCCCAATCGCGTTGTCTAATGTAGCAAATAAGGCCTTGATGCAAGGTTATGAAACAGCACCATCTACATTCGCAACTTGGGCGGGGAAAGGTAGTAACCGTGACTTCAAACCGGCAAAACGTATTTTGCTTTCCGAAGCTGCTGAATTGAAACTTGTCCCTGAGGGCGGACAATTCAAGGATTCCCAAATGCACGAAGCAGGTACAAATGTTAGTGTATTTACATTCGGACGTACGTTCAGCTTAACACGACAAGCTATTATTAATGACGATTTGGGTGTATTTAACGATATCTCTTCTAAATTCGGTCGTGCAGCAAAAAATAAAATCAATAACATGGTATATGACCTTTTAAGCGGCAATACTGTGTTAGAAGACGGAAAGGCCTTGTTTAGTGCAGACCGTAAGAACTTGGCAACTGCAGGCTCCGAGTTAAGTGTTGTATCTTTAGCTGCAGGCGTAGCGGCTATGCGTCGTCAAAAACATATTGGTGAAAATCGCAATTTGAATATCTCACCTACATATTTGATTGTTCCACCTGAGCTCGAAGCATTAGCATATCAAGTAGTTAAATCTGTGGTAGACCCTGCTCGTAGCAATGATACAGTCAACCCATTCAGTGGTCGATTCACTATCGTTGTAGATGCAGCATTAACGGATCCGCATGCTTGGTATTTGGCATCCCGTCCTACAGATGTTCAAACTATCGAAGTAACGTACTTAAACGGTGTTGAAACACCTCGTTTAGAAACGCAAACAGGCTTCAAGGTTGACGGCATCGAGTACAAAGTAGCAATCGATTGCAACGCAACAGCAATCGACTTCCGCGGCTTGTACAAAAATCCTGGTAAATAATTAGTAATTGATTAGGAGGTAAATAGATATGGCTAAATTCATTCAAGAACTAGACCGCGTCGATTTTAAAAACACAACATCCGAAATGATTGAAGTAGGGGACATCGTTCCTATCGGTAAAATGCACGGTGTGGCAATTACAAATATTGGTCCTAATACAATCGGTGCAGTTAAGGTAACTGGTTGCTTCGAAGTAGCGGCATTAACATCTGATTCTTTTGCGGTAGGTGATACTGTGTATTTTGACAAAGCTCAAAAGCGAGCATCTAAGACGGACACTAACCCAGTATTAGGCGTGGCTCTTACAGAAAAACGCCCAGGCACTACAGTGTTAGAAGTCGCACTTGTGCCAAATGTAGAAAAGTAATGTAAAGGCGGGCGTATGCCCGCCTACTCCATAGGAGGTAAGGCACTATGAAATTAGGATATAGACCTAATGCACTGCTTTCTGTATTCGGCGAAAAGATTACTTATAAAGGTCAGTCCATAAAAGCAAGTGTGGATATTGGCGAATATGATGGGAAAGGTTCCGGATTCGTTGATAAAGCATTAGCAGATAAGGCTCAAATTTGGGTGCGTGCTAAGGATGTTCCCGAACCTCGGTCAAAAGATGAGGTGTATATCAATGGCGAGAAATGGTACGTTGATCACATTTCCAACTTTGACGGTACTATGTATTGTTTGGAAATTGTCCATAATGTGAGGGCGGTGAGACCGTAATGAGTAATGAACCTATTACGATTACAGACACAGCCACGCCGTATCTGAATTTCATTGCAGAAACCAAACCCGACTGGATGCGCAAGGCATTAAAGTCGACAGGTTGGATGATGCAAAAGGAAATTAAGCAGGGCATTCGGTCGGGTGCACCAGGTGGACGTAGATATCCCAATTTTATGGCACCCGCACGACGTGCTGCATTTGAATCAGCATTCGGCGCTAAGCTTCGCAAAGCATACCAAAGTGGCGGACGAGCTGAACGAGAGGCCTGGGGCTCTAAATCGCGAAATGCCTTACTCGATATGGGTATTAGCGCCAGGACAATTGGCTACAGTCCACTCGGTAAGTTATCAAATGCAGTTGGATACCAGTATGACAAGGGCAAGCAATCCGTCCGAGTTGGGTGGTTATCTAATTCGGCTAAACGGTTAGGTGAACGCATCGAGGAAGGTTACACCAAGCAGATTACAGAGCCTATGCGCAAGAAGTTATTTGCTGCAGGTGTACCGCTACCTAAAGGTAAATCGATGTTCAAAATTCCTGCACGTCACACGTACGGCCCTATGAAAACTGTACTACAGCCTAAGCTTAAACCTTATATCGAGGCTAAGATAGGTGACTACGCTATTAATGGTACTGGTGCGCATTCTGCGTCTCGACGGAACTACAAGGTAAGGTGATTTGATGCAACAAACAATTCCACTGTCGCGCATCGTTGAACGATGGGCTGAGGCCTTAGCGAACGATGAGGCGTTGACTAAATTTTGCAATGACAAATACGGAAAGCCGGCGCAACTGTATGTCGGCTATGACGATGTCGAAGCACCGCTTGAAGAAGATTGCCCTTGCATCATATTACTACCGAGTAATAAGAACGAGGGGCTTGCTGATACCTACACATATTCGTTAATGATTGTATGGGGTATCGTCCATAAAGGTGCAACTCATGTTAAGAATATTATTCGATACGACGGAGCGCTAGAATCGGATGACCTAGGGCAGTTAATTATTGAATGCATTTGCAAGGTGAATCCCGCGTTCCCTGTTATCGACATTGACTATGAACTCGATAGCATGAATTGGCGCCCAGTGTTCACTGGACGTTTAACAGCTACTATAGAAATCCCGCATGTAATCGGCGGGAATATTGAATACTAAAGGAGGAAATGCATATGGCAACGGCAAAACGTGCACAGGGCTCTCAGTCCCATGTGGCGATTGCTTTTGAATCGGACTTTGGTACTACGCCATCTACAGGTGGTGTAATCATTCCGATTATTTCTAGTTCTGTAAAAGCTAGCCAAAACTTAAACGACTCCACTGTAATCCGTGGTGATCGCAATCCGGCAGCGCCATTCCGTGGCAACATCGACACGTCCGGTAGTTTAACCGTACCTGTTGGCGTAATTGACATCGGATATTGGCTAAAAGCTGCCTTCGGGCAACCGACTTCTAATACAACTGGCCAAGCGCCAAATAAGAAGTCTGAGCATGTGTTTAAAATCGGCAACACAATGCCGTCGCTAACTATTGAACAGGGATACCCTGATGTTAACGTATTCCAACAATTCGCCGGTGCGCGAGTTAGTAAATTAGGTTTTAAATTTGGCGGTGATGCTGAATTAACTGCATCTGTGGATGTAATGGGCTGTAAGGAAACATTAGCGGCTACTACATTTGATGCTGCAGCTAAGGCTGTAAACTTCTTACCATTCCAAAATCTTAACGCGACTATCAAAGAGAGCGGAGTTACTGTGGCCAATATCCTAAGTTGTGATATCAACTTTGATTTTGGCTTGGACGGCGACTCTTACGCTATCGGTGGTAAAGGCTTTAGAACATACATTGACCCCGGTATTGCGTCAATTTCGGGGACGATTAAAGCGTTCTTCCAAAATAAGGACCTTTTGAATAAAGCGGTTAATGGTACGGAATCCAGCTTAGAATTACGACTTGAACAAGACGACTGGTCGATTACATTCAAGTTGCCTGAACTTGTATATGAACGACAATCTCCAGGCATCGACGGTCCTCGTGGCGTCAATATTGAATTGCCGTTCAAGGCATACTATCGTGCAGATGCCGGCCGCTCTGCATCCATCATTACATTAGTCAATAATCAAGAACAATACTAGGAGGTGCCAACATGGCATTTGAAGATATCAAAGTAAGAGGATTAACATTCGCTGAACGTGGTGAATTAATTAAATCTGGTTTAGACCCATTGTATACCCCAGTTCCGGAAGAAGCACCGGACACAGAACGTCTATTACGTTCTCGTGACCTTGCACAATGGATTATGCAGCACATCTACGGATTGACTGAAGATGAAATCAACGCAGCACCAGACAATGATCTTATGGAAATTGCGCTTGATACGATGCGTTTTACGCACGAAAAAAAGGCTGAAATCGAAAAAAACTAATTGATGCGTGGAGTTGGCTCAACTCCGACAAACCAAAATACTGCTCTGATTGTATCAAGATGCAACGTGAGACTAAACAGAATTTTGACTGCTCGGAGTGTGAGTTTAATTCCCCGCATCAATTAGACGGTACACGACAAGCAATGCGAGTATACAACGCAAGCAGGATGCAACGACGATGGCATTCAGGCGGTATTGCAGGATTCGATATGCCAGCGGTATTAGAAATGGCGAAGACTTACGGCATTGAGCCACTACCGCACCTTATCGACTTACTCGTATTATTAGAAGCCAAAGAATTGGAGGTGGCGCACAAGAATGGCCAATAATTTAATTGATATTGTCGTTCAGCTGACCGATAAGAATACGGAAGCCGGACTCAAGAAAATTACAGCTAGTGCTGAAGGCGCCAAATCTGCCCTTGGCAAAATGAAGAATGACCTCATGGCGATAGGTGCTGGTGTCGGTGTTGTAGGCATCGGTGCCAAATTAGCCAAAGAGGCTATTCAATGGGATGTAGCCGTTAAGAAATTATCAGGGATTACCGGTGCTACGGCAAAAGAAACCAGCGAATTATTAGCAGTGGCTAATTATATGGGCATAGCTATGGAAGATAGCGCTGGTGCATTTGCTAAGTTCTCCAAGAACGTCGGAGCGGCCAAAGAGAAAATGGAAGTTGCTCGGGCAGAGGGAAAGCTCGGTACTGATATATTTAGTAAATTAGGCTACACGCTTGAAGATATCAAGGGTAAGAATACCGTTGAAGTGTTTAAGATGATACAGGAACGCCTAAGAGGCATGAAGGACGGGGCTGAAAAGACTCGTGTCGAAATGGAACTTTTTGGGCGTACCGGGTATCAAATGCACGCCATGCTTAACATGTCCGCTGAACAGATGGACAAGGTGGCAGAACGTGCCAAAGCAATGGGCCTTATCATCGACGACGAGACTGCAGCTAAATCCGCAAAGCTAAATCGGGAGTTAAAAGATTTAGAAAACACCGGAAAACGCCTCGCAGTATCCATCGGTCATGAGTTAGTTCCGGTGTTTAATGACTACGCAAAGGGTGTGCTAGATGTAGCTAAGGAATTTGAGTCAATGACCGCTGAGCAAAAGGAAGCTATCGGCGGAATTGTTAAATTCGGTGCTGAAGCCAGTGCAGTGATCATAGTCATGCGGTCGCTAACTAGCGCACTCGGATTTATGCGATTGGCCACACTTGCCGCTGCAGGTCCTTGGGTAACATTAGCTACAGTAATTGGACTTGCTGGGAAAGCATTACTCGATTTTCGCTACAATGAAAAAACATCTGGCTCTTATATGGGTGTAGATGTTGATGGGAAGCGTATTCACAAGAATACGAACTCAACAACAGGCCTGTCTGACAAGTTTAGGGAATCACACGATACTCGATATTGGATTGAGGATAGTGCGTGGCTGGGGCTTGTAAAAAATGACCGCTTAGCTACAAAAGAAGAAGGCGCTAGAATCGATGCGGCTTTAAAGCAAAAAGAAGAAGCTGATGCTGCGAAAGCGAAACTCGATGAAGAACTCGCAAAAGCAAAAGAGGACCTTGCTAATGGTGGATTAACGAATACCGAAGCTATCAATAAGGCGAATGAGGAAGCAGCGAAAGCGGCCAAAGCTCAAGAACGGGCCGCTAAGAAAGCACAGCAAGCAGCCGAGAAGTTAGCAAGCGCCGTAGAGCGTATGTCTGAACTATATCGGTCTCTTACTTTGCAAAGCCTACAAATTGATGGCAGTCAATACGAAATCGATAAGTTAATGGCCAAGAACCAGTATGAGTCAAACGAAAAAAATATTCGTGATATTATCCGTTCCGTTTCAAGCTTGAATAGTGGTGCTACAGGACAAGCTGCGGGTGTACTAGAAGCAGCTAATGAGCAATTAGGCAAAGCATACAAATTAGGAGCAGATGGCACATGGGCTACGGATTGCGGAAAGCTATTCTCTGATGCAGTTAAACAGTCACTCGGGGCGGACGTACCTCGTCGAGTCGATAAGCTATGGGAAGCGGCGGCTGCTGTAGGGGCTTGGCACCCAGAAGGTGACGGATATATTCCTAAAGCTGGCGACGGTGTGGTTGTACTTGGTGATGAACACATTGTTATTAGTGACGGGAACGGAGGCTATACTGGTGCTAATACAAACGGAGTGGTCGCTAAGCCATCTGTTACCGCCGATTTCGGACAAATCACTGGATATATTGACACAGCTAAGTATGCAGGTGCTACATCAAGCGCTACTGCTGATTCTGTCGGCAGTGCAGAGAATGCTAAGAAACTAGCTGAGTCTGATCTAACTGCTTCCGTTCGTGCTAAGAATGAAGAGTTGTATCAAAAGCGATTAGCTGAGGCACAACGCAATCAGGCTATCCGAGTTCGCAAGATGAACGAGGATATTAAGAAACTCGATCTTGAACGCACAGGTGACCGCTTGCAACTACTTAAAGCGGAGGCCGAAGCGCAAAAGGCGCAGATTAATGATAACGTCCGTGAGTACACAAAAGCGGTAGGCGATAAGGAACTCGCTGAAAAGAAAGCTCAAGCAGAGCGTTTAAAATTAGCATCTGATACTGAGCAGAAAATCAGGGAGCTAGCATACACGCAAACGAGTGAAACCGTTGACCACTTAACCAATATGGTTACGCTTGGTCGATTATCTCGCAGTGATGCGGATGCATTACTTGCTGAAGAGTTAAAGACCTATATTGACTATGCACGTAGTGAAGTCAATGAGGCCCAGTTAACGGCTACGCAAAGACTGCAAATTGAAAAGAACCTATTAGAGTCCCAGCAAAAGTTATGGGAGCTTGCAGGTCGCAGCCTTAAAGCAAGTCTACAAGAAGCGGCTCGACAATATAAGCAAGAGACTACCAATTATGCTGATTTAGCTAAATCGACTTTTGACAGTACGATGAGCTCTATCAATTCAGCATGGACAAATAATCTCGAGGCTATGGCAACAGGAACGAAATCATTTAGTAAAGGCATTAAGGACATATTCAAGGATATGACGAACGCTATTATTAAGATGATGATTCAGTTAACGTTCCAGCAATATATCATGCCTAAGTTGCAAGGGCTATTTGGTGGTGCAGTAAGTGGTATTGGCTCACTAGGTGCTGCAAAAGGGACATCGTCCTTTGCTGGTGGCAGTTCGTTTAGTTCTGCATTTACAGGCAACCGCTTTGCTGCGGGAGGGAAAACGAATCCAGGGCTTATGTTGGTTGGTGAAAACGGGCCAGAACTATTACAGTCCTCAGGATCACACCGCATTTACACAGCAAGCGAAACCCGTAGATTAATGGGCGGCGGAGCTACAAGCAACAACGTAGTTGTTAACATTGTTAATCAGTCTGGCCAAGAACTCGAAAGCAAGCAACAGAACTCTCGGTTTGATGGTGAGAATTATGTTATCGATGTAGTAGTTCGTGCTATGGAATCAAACAAAGGAGGTATGCGTGACGCCATCAAGGCATCCGCAGTATAACTATGGCAGTATTTCCAGATATTCGATGGCCGATATATCCAATTCAGGAGACTACTCCAGATATTTCGTATAAAGGCCAAGTTGAAAACATGACGCTAATCACCAGGAAGAAGACGACAAAGACCCGGCGGACATATTCCGTAGGGTACAAGTTGCCAACAGCTGATTACTATAAACTTCGGTCATTCTTCGATGAAGTCAACTGCTCCGGTATATTCGATTGGGTTCATCCGGAAACACAGGAAACACTAAATGTACGATTTGCTGATCAGTTAGACTTTGCGGCGAATGACTACGGAGTGTGGATGGGAACCGTGAAATTACAGGAGGTATAATATGTTACCGCTCTCAACGGCATCGATTTTAGAGAAAAACCAAATATCGGCCACCGGTGTGTGGTTAATGCTGTTAGAAATATCCTATAAAGGGGATACGATTCGATTGGTATACAATACGGAGAATATCCAATTTCAAGGCAATACCTATATCGCATTTCCATTTACCATTCAAGATGTTACGGAGAATGCGACGGATTTGCCTAATATCAAGCTATCCGTGTCTAACGTGACTCGGACAATCCAGCGTATGGCAGAGTCTAATAATGGATTCACTGGAGCCAATGTCCTCATTCGTGTAGTGAATACAAACATACCTGATGTGTGCGAGCAAGAGGAGCATTTCGTAATTACGGGAACTCATGCAAACGCAGAATGGATGGAGTTTACACTGGGTACTGACTTTAGCTTTACTCGACGATTCCCGTTAATCCGTGTGATGAAGGATTTCTGCCCGTTCAAGTTTAAAGGCGTTCAGTGCGGATATAAGGGCCGTGAAAATCAATGCAATAAAACCTTAGCGCGATGCCGTGAATTGGGGAACAGTACACGATTTGGCGGAGAACCTACTATCCCGCAAGGAGGACTGTATGCATCCAATAAGTGACTTGACTGATATGATAGGTATCCCATTCTCGGAAATGAAATGCTGGGATGTAGTTGTTGAGGTATATCGGCGTAGTGGAATACCACTACCCGAATATACCCAAATCCAAATGGATGAATGGCGCGAGGTTCGTGAGCCAATGCCAGGGAGTGTTTTGGTGTTTGCTCTATATGGTAAAAATCTCGATCATGTAGGGGTTTATCTTGGCGAGGGTAAATTTATACACGCTACTGAACACAGCGGCACCTGTATAGAGCACATATCAAAGTACGTGCCTCGATTGAAGCACATTTATGAAAGGAAGGAGTAGCAGATGGTTAACGTAATTATTGTAAATAATCCGTTCAAGCCGGAGCAGCGGGATACAAAATATTTGCCATTTAAACAGGGCAAGTCTATCAGCTATTACTTCAGTGCACCTGGTGAATGGGCGTATTCAGTAAATGGACATGAGGCGACGCCGGATACAGTTGTGAACGATGAAGACTACATCGTAATAATGCCCCGAGTTGAGGGTAAGTTCTTTGGTGTTCTTCTATCAATAGGGATGGCTGTATTTACTGGTGGTATTGCTTCGGGTGCTATCTTTGGTATCCAAAGCTTAATTTGGCGGTCAGTAATTGCTATGGCTGTAGGGATGATAGGTAATGCTATCATTTCAAAGTTAACTGCTCCTAAGGTTGACCGTTCGAATTCCGAACAGTCAAATACATATGGCTGGGGAGGTACCGAAACTGTTACTGGACAGGGCTATCCATTAGCCGTGACGTATGGGCGGATGAAAAGCGCTGGATTATTATTATCCCGCCATGTAATTAGTGATGGTGAAAAGCAATATCTTAATCTTTTATACTGCGCCGGTGAGGGCGAATTGTCAAAGATAGAAGATATTCGTATAAACGCTAATCCAATCAGTAATTATAAAGATGTACAGGTTGATGTCAGAAAGGGTACAAATGATCAAACGGTCATCCCAAACTTCAATGATAACTTTGCGGATCAATCCCTAAACTATGAATTGACTGAATCATGGAATACGCAACAGGTACAAGGCGATGCGTGTGACGCGATAGAATTAACTGTTGGATTTCCAAACGGATTATATTATTCAAATGATAGCGGCGGCGCTGACCGAACGTCTGTCACGTTGAAAGCAGAAATTCGTAAGGTAGGTGATGAGTCCTGGCAGGCATTACCTTTAGCAAATCAAAAGGGCATGGCCGGCCATATTAAGCGCCGTGATGCGTGGAACTTTATTAAGTCAGATAATAACGTGACAAATACATCTGATTACGCAGGACGAATTGAAGAGGCGACAAATAATGCGTTTTATCGCGTATTTCGCTTTGACAATCTCGAAAAGGCGCGTTATGAAATCCGTATGCGATGCAGTGCGAAAGATGGGAAAAGCCTGCGCCATGTCAATAAGGTCTACTGGGTGCAGTTAACCCAAATTATTTATGATGATTTTGTACATCCGGGGAAAGCCCTTATTGGGATTAAGGCTTTAGCCACATCTCAACTAAGCGGTACCGATCCAAAAGTGACATGGATTCAAGAGCGATCAGAGGTGTATGTATTTAATCCGTACATCAATAAGTACGAAGCACAACCTGCGGATAATCCGGCATGGGCTGCGTATGATTTAATTCATATCTGCCGTAAGATTGGCAGTGAATATATTGTATTCGGACAGCCCCATATGCGCCTTGACTATAACGCATTTAAGGCATGGGCAGATAAGTGCAAAACGAATGGGTTTACATTCAATTATATATACGACACCGCTATGCGATTATGGGATGCGTTGAAGTATCCAGAGGCAGTAGGTCGAGGGAAAGTAATTCCTGTAGGAACTCGATTCACATGTGTTAGTGATTATCAATCTACACCGGTACAGTTGTTTACTGTAGCCAATATCAAACACGGCAGCTTTACTGAAGAGTTTCAAGGTGTGGAGGCTAGGGCTAACTCTGTTGAAATATCGTTCCTTAACAAGGATAAGGATTATGAGCGAGACGTCATTCCAGTATATGGGGATACTTACGATGAGTCGGATACGCTAACAAATCCGGCACAAGTTGAACTCATGGGATGTACTAGCCTTGAGCAAGCATATAAACACGGTAAGCATTTCTTGCGATGCAATAAATATGAAATACGTACTGTGACAATAGAGGCGTTTACAGATGCCATAGCGTGCACGGTAGGAGATATTATTCTAATTCAGCACGACATACCTGAATGGGGCGAGGGCGGTCGTGTGGTTGCTGTAAGTGGACAGACGATTACACTCGACAAGGAAGTGACAGTGCAGCCTGGGAAGATTTATCAATTGCTGATTCGTAGCAACTCTACAGATATCGTCTCTACATTTAACGTAGTAAATGTATCGGGGCTTAATGTGATTGTTAAAGAGTCTATACCGGTGCAGCCTGATGCGGTATACGCATTCGGAGAGGTTTCTAAATCGGCTAAGCCATTTCGTGTGTTGGCTATTACAAAGACACTATCAGAAATGACCCGTAAGATCCAATGCATGGAGTATTATCCAGAACTCTACGTATCGGATGATGGCACAGTGCCAAGTATTGACTATACGAATCACAGTTCGTCTGATATTCAAGCAGTGGGATTAGTTAGCGATGTATATGGTGCTAACGGAATCATGTACTCACGCATAGGTGTAACGTGGCAGTTACCTCGCGACGGAAAAATCTCAAACGTAGTCGTGAATTACCGAAACGTAAAGAGTGATACGTGGACGTATATCGGAAACTACCCGGCATCCACAAATGCTACCACGATATCTGATGTGCTGCTAGGCGCAACCTATGAGGTACGTGTACAGGCTATTAATGAATTAGGCCAGCTGACTACTGGCGTGACAAAATCCATAGCCATACCTAAGATGCAAACGCCAGAGGATGTTCAGAATTTACACGTTATAAGTCGGTACAATCAAACGGCTGATAAAAGTGTTTACTACGACTTACAAGTGCTATTTGACCCGCCTAGTAATCCTGCCAACTTCGACGTGGCGGAGGTTTGGTATCTCTTAAAGTCGAAGAGTGGAAAGCCTGTAACGGGGCAAGAATGGCAGTACGCTGGCAGTAGTAATAGTCAGGTTATTATCAAATCATTAGGCCCAGGTGAGGAGTATCGAATCAAAGCAATCTCGGTTGACCGATTTGGCAACAGGTCAGAAACAGCCCAAATGGTTGATGTGATAGTCAAACCGATGGATGCGATACCTGATATGCCTAGTAATTTCGGTATTGTGTTCGGTAGAAATGCCATCGCATCATGGGATGAGGTGCTGAATGCTGACGTCGACTATTACGAATTACGTACCGATAATAATCCTGGTAAAGATACGAATGCTTTATTGGCAAGAGTTAAAGGTACATCTGCTGTACTTACCCTATCTAAACGAGCGGATACTGTTTACTTATATGCTCGCAGCACGTTGGGCAAATACTCGACTGCAGCAACATATGAATATAACGTTCCGCAGTTGGCCGCGCCTGAGCTTGTAGTAAAAAGCCAGTTAGGGGGATTTAATCTTTACTTCTCAACTAAGCCCGCACAAGCATATGCAATCAGATGCCACGTGATCGGAGATGAACGCACTGATGAGTTTGAAACTACTAGCACCATGCTGACATATTCGAACTCAGCCGGAATATACCGGATACGTTGCTCGTTTGTGGATGTGTTCGGAGATGGACTCGTTAACGAGAAGCAAGTCGTGATTAAGACACAAATTGATGCGAGCTTGTTAGACCTTGAATCTCTCGGGCTGAATAAAGTTGATGAGCGAATTAAGGAGCTTGATAAGAAATTCAATACGAATTCTGAAGAGACCACTAGAAGAATTACGAATTTGGCGTCACATATGGAATCTCGCATTACTGAGTTAGCTGGAAGCATCGATTTACAAGTTAAAAAAAGTATTGGTGAGATTGATGGTGGCGAGTTGGTATCTCGCATTAACCTCAGTCAGTCCGGGGTATACATTGCGGGGAAATTGATTCACATCACTGGAGCAACTAAGTTCGATGATAACGTCATTGTTAATAAGATGATTCAGGCCAACGCAGTTACTGCCGATAAATTACATGTTGAAAATTTGTCGTCGGTGTCCGGTACAATCGGGTTACTTCGTTCGAGAGAAACCGGTGCTCGTGTTGAGATTCAAGATAACCTTATTACAGGTTTTGATGATGATAACAACCCTCGGATTAAACTTGGATGCTGGTAGGAGGTATTATGGAACCGCATGTATTAGCTTATGATGCTAACGGCAATATCATATTAAATCTCAAGGAAAGGCTCACACGTATTGAGGGGCGGATGTATGTATCTGATATCCCTAATCGACGTCAACAAATTACTGTGAATGGATTGCAGCCTGGTCAACATGTCTGGGCTGCAGCCATGGGACAGTACTTAGTGGTAGAGGTTAGGGGCAATATCATAACATATTATTTTGCAGTGTCCCAGGATGAATATAATATCAATCGTCAATTTAAAGATCTTACATATGAAGGGTGGTTGGCGTATGGAATTTATTAACATCCAAAATAAAGAAGGTGTCACGATTATAAACGATACCTATGACAATCTAGTATATCTTAGCTTCCCTAAACAAAAAGATGCAGTTCTCTACACCGGGGCAATGAGGGGGATAACGCCAACGGTTCAAATCCCGCTCAAACCTGTAGCTTACGCACCTATGCTGGTGCCTACAAGTAAATACCAATACGGATATATTGCGGGGGAGGCTAATGTAATCCAGGTCTTTTATGCCACTAATTACGCATATCATGGTGACGCACCTCTTATAGCAGTATCAGTTCCACAAGGATATGAATTCGCAGCTCAGTGGGTCCATAAACGTCGTGAGCGATTAATGGTGCTGGTAGTGGATGTAATTAAGCCCGGCGAAAAGGTAACACAAGCAATGGTTGACGAAGTGAAAGCTGGCATCAAGTTCTATTGCTTTGGTTACTTCGAGGACGTTGCAGCCAATGCAGACACGCCTCGAATCCGATTTGTTGACAAGGTAGGAAGTAGTAAGCCTAATACGGCATTGCAAGTCCTTGGTCGTCACAAATATTATAAAACGTCTTGGGCAACAGATTACAATCTGCAGAACGATGTGATATATGATAGCCGCATCAGGTACCTACGTGTAATCGATCACTATGCACACGATTGGTATAACCAGTTATCAAACTACGTTCCGGATACTTTTACAAACATGGCCTGTGACCCAAAGTCATATGGCGTCAAGGTTGCAATTATACCCATGTCCGTAATCGATGTATCCGTTTGGGGGCCAAATATCAATAATGGAGATAAAAAGTCACACACGGGGCGAGTGTGGCAAACGTTCAGATTTCACGATGAGAGTACTGTATCGCTGAAATCGTATCAGTTCATTGATTGGAATACAGTCACCACGTATCCTGTAGGTTGCTCGGGTAAAACCACATCTCAGTATTTGGTGGTCGATGTGACCGGGTACGATAAACAAGGTACGATTCCATTCAATTAAGGGAGATGATAAGTAATGAATGTAAAGGATATAGACCTCAGCATTGGCGAGGATTTCGGGATAGTTTATGCGGTTCAAGATGACAATGTGGATTTGACTGGGTTTAAGTCAGTATTCGCCATACGAAAGCGAGCAAGTGGTCCACTTGTTATTAAAGTGCAAGGGGTAGCATCTGGGAAGATTGCGACATTCAATATTTCCGGAAAGGATACCCTAGAAATTAAGTCCTTTGGTGAGCATGTGTATGATGCTTTTGCATATAAGGAATCGGAGCCTAGCCGATATTACAAACTGGGCATGGGGGTAGTCAACATAATTCAGGATGTGGCCATGCATGATTAGAGGAGGAATGTATTATGCAAAACAAAGCGTTACCAGTAAGACTTGAAGGTCCAATTAAAGTAGAGGCGGAAGTAAAAGCAACCATGGTAGGCGATAATGGAAAAAGTGCTTATGAAATCGCTTTAGCACATGGATTCGTAGGAACCGAGGAGGAGTGGTTGGAATCCTTAAAAGCGAAGATGCCCAACTTATCAGGCGTTGTTTCAGCACTTCAAGGTAAGAACATTCTTATTAATAGCGGTACCCTTGAATCGATATTAACTGCTATTGTCCATGCGCTGGATGAACAGCCTTATGCACCACTTACCTTTAACGAACCAAGAAAAGGGGATACTGAAATTCGAGTATCCGGGCAAGATGGCTTTAAAGTTCGAGTGAGTGGTGAAACAGAAGCTGTTGAAATTCAATCCGGAAGTGCAACTATTAGAATTCATCCTTACGGTGCAGATGATATATATCTTGAGTATCTTAACTTAATCGATCATGTCATTGGCACTGTTAAAATCAAAGGTCTTGTTGAATTCAATCCGGAAACGGCTACAGAAATTTTACCTATGCAATTTTATGGCCGCAGCGATTTAGAAGGATTATTAGAATGTCCTAACGTAGTTAAAGTAGGTGCTGAATCATTTGTAGGTTGTGAGTATTCCGTAGTGAAGTTGCCAAAGGCTATTGATATTCACCCGGACGCATTTAAAATTTCTGAGATTAAAGTTTTAGAAATTCCTTCTTTTATATGGAATGATGAAAACTTAAATCTACATGATAAGTTTGGTAATGAATATGGTCCGAATAAAATTATTGTAGCTGATGAGTCTATTCCTCCTAGCAATATTAGCATTGCTAAGGTAGATTTAGAAATTTATAATCATGACTCTAGTAAAAAATGGGACGTATACCGTAATAAATGGAAAGAAGCATAAGGAGTTCATAAATGGACGAAATTAGATTATTGCTAATGGACTTCGGAATTCCGCCATATTTCGCGGACATTGGATTCTGGGTAACCCTGTTAGGGGTTATCTGGGCCGCCCTTAGGGGTTCGTTTCGTGCGATGGTGTGGTTTTTAGAACATACCTCGCTAGTTGCTGTTAAGCAAGAATTAGATGACCATTTGGCTCGACGCATGGATAAGCAGCGTAAGGACTATGACGATAAGTTATCCGATGCTATCAATAGTATCGCTGATTTAACAAAAAGTAATCAGGAAATATTAAAGCAGTTGGTCAAGCTGGAAGAACGAGATGCTGCGAAGTTTCACAGGCTTAATAACCTCGAAACTACAGTTCAAAGTCTGAGTACTGAACTGATGCATATCCAAGTTCTAAACAATATGCCAATAGGAAGAAGTATCACGCTCAGTACCGATGATATAGGAGGCGATTAGTGATGAAGTATCAAATCATGAACCGTCTAAAATCCGCATATAGTGCTATTCGTGTTGCTAATATCCATCCTACTGGAGTACTAGCGACACGGATTCTAGTACTTGTTATGCTAATTCCTATTTGGCTAGTCATAACAGAGTATGTTATGGCATTTGCTAGGGGCTATGTATCAAGTGAAACTAATAAGCTGATTGATGTTGGGCTCAATATTATTGACCACATATTCATTCCTAGTGTATTGACAGCCGTAGTAGGCTTCCTAGGACTTTGGTTGGATAGAAACAATAACGGTGTCCCTGATAAATTAGAAGGAGGTAGTAGTAATGACGAAAATATTTATAAATCCAGGTCATGATATTGACCTGGATAGCGGAGCAGTAAATCCTAACACAGGACGTCGTGAATGCGACGTTGCTCGTGATGCGGGTAAGTTATTGGCTTGTTATTTACAAACGGCAGGATGTGAAGTTAGAACTTTACAGAATGATGACTTAGGTCTTGTATGTGAAACTTCTAATGAATGGGGCGCAGATATATTCGTATCGCTCCATTGTAACGCTTTTAATACGCAGGCACGTGGCACAGAAACTTTGTACAAGTCTTTCAATGGCCAACGTCTAGCGAACGACATCCAATCGCAAATCATCCGTAGTATTAATACGGTTGATCGTGGTGTGAAAGAACGGCAAGATTTATGGGTGCTAAATGGCACGGACGCGACAGCCGTATTAGTTGAAATGGCATTCATCGATAACGATGAAGACCTAGCACTACTTAACAATGATTTAGACACTATAGTGCGTGCTATCGCAAGGGGCATTACGGACTTTATAGGAGGGGAATAATGTATGACAAAATCAAGATACTATTTAATAACCCTACTTACCGCTATATTATTATCGGTAGTATTGGGTTCATCCTCATCCTTTGCCTCGGATATATCTTCTACCAACCTAGCGGAACCAACTATCAGCGTGCCCGTGAGTCAGTGGAACGAATTGAAAAGCAACAACGAGAAAGCATTGAACTTAATCGAAGCGTCCAACGTTCCATTGACAGAAGCACAGAGCTTAGTCATGAAGCAAAGGGAAGAATTGAACGAAGCCAAGAATACAATCGACAAATTAACGACCGAATTGGACAAAGCCAAAGCGGACTTAGTGAAGCAAGAAGTTACCTTAAACGAAATGCAGAACTCTTTGACCGAATTGAAAGGACAAATCGAGAACGACAAGAGAACCATCAAACGTCTAAGGATGCAGCGCAACCTATCACAGATATTAGGAGCGGGTACGACAATCGGAATTGCGATACGCGGATAGTGAGGTGATCCATTATCTCCTGAGCATGAGCAGGCGGACTCATGGATTGGTTGTAATTACACATATAAGGCCTATCACAACACAGTTAAATGTGAATTTGTGATAGGCCTTATTTTTTTTTTTTTTTTGAAAATTTATAAAAAAGTACTTGCGTTTACATCGAATTAGATGTATAATGAAATCAAGGAAAGGGAATAAAGTGGTTCCCAGTATTAGATAAGGAGAATTTAAAATGAAAAGATTTATTAACGACAGATTTAATGAGGCTATTGCTTGTGCTGGCGCAAAAATTCGAGAAGATCACTACGAATATGTAGAAAGTATCTTCGACGAAATCACCCCATATGGTTGGGAATGCCACTGTGCGGATGGACAACGTATGGAAGAAGAAAACACTTCCGACGTACTCCGTAGATATTACGGAAGAATCGGCTCGCACGATAGAGTGTTTGGGTTTTGTTTCAACCCTGCTAAGTTGGAGGTGTAGAATGACTAAATCAACATGGGGCAAATAAGGAGGTACTTATGAAATTTGAGGACGTTATGACCTCCGCTGAAGCAGCGGAGCGTTGGGGCATAAGCCCTGTTACCGTAAAACAGGCGTGTTCTGGGCAACGGAATACGCCGCCTAGATTCACATCGGATGAATGCAGGAAATCTAAAGGTACGTGGTTAGTAACTAGACAGGGAATGGAAAGGGTGTACGGAATGGCTAAAATAAAAATTACAGTAGATGATCTTTACAATTATATCTGCGAACACAATACCATTTCAGATGTGGTTGATATGGCGGATTTAAAAGAGGATGGATATAAGCGATTAAGACGTGCGCTAGATTGGAATAGAATTCCTGTGCTCCCAATAGGCGATAATATAACTAGTTGGGGAGAACAAACTGCGATATTTAGAAGTCAAAGAATATTTGACACATTCATGGAAATATGGAACCCTAGCGAAGATTATAAGGCGCAATCCGTACAAGAACTTATCTAAATACGCCTAAAACTAAAACGGTTGTTTAACCGTTGCTCAACTTTTATAATGTAAAAATGTCTGTGATTCAAGCGTTTAAGAGGTTTTTCATATGTATATGTATATGTTATATAAACAAGTTAAGTAGTGAGGTATGTATGAATCAATATATAAAA